CTGTCAAGGGAAAAAATGGGAAAGAATAAGAAAGAAAAGCACAAAAAGCATAATCACTTGAATACGTAGTATTTAGCATACTAAGCCAACCACGATTCCAGCTTGACAGAAAAACGGCATTATTCGATATTGGCACCATGAAGCAACAAGGTGTTTTTAAGACAGATGGCAAGCAATATGAAAGCTGCGAGACATGCGCAAAGAACCCATGTGCGCTAATTATCGCTCTTATTCACGCAGAGCCTAAGTCAACCATTTGTAGCAATTACCAGACACGAAAGCCTGAACAGTCCGAGATTAAGGGATTGACATGATATCAATTCAAGAGGAAGATGTGATCGGGATGAGGAAAAATGGAAAGCGCAAAAAGTAAGCCAAAGGGCAAGCCCACAAGCACAAAGCCTAATCCAAACCATGTTAAGCATACCTTTGAAACCATTTATCCGATTGCGTTAGAAGCATCACTAAACCAAGATAGCGCATTTATATCTGATGTGATTTCATGTTTGCCTGTTTCAAATGGCAAGTTTTATGAGGTTATGAAGGGTCACGAGACTGAAATGGAGACCCTAAAAGACAACCTGACACGCAACAAAATAGCCATTAAGCAGAAGCTTAGAAAGCGGTGGCAGGATAGCGACAACGCCACATTGCAGATAAGCCTATACAAGCTGTTAAGCACCGATGAGGAGTTTGCTAAGTTAGCGAACTTTAAAGAAGATAAGCACGATGATAATAAGCCCCAAGTAACCGACTTTGAATACACGGTGATCCAATGAAAGTAAGAGCTAAGATTTCCCTTTACCCACACCAATATGAATATGTTACAAGCAAACACCCAAGATGCAGTATAATTGGTGGCTATGGCAGCGGAAAGACCTATGCGAATATCCAGCGCACCATGTATCTACTGAAGCTAAGGCAAGGCAAGGCATACATATTCTATGCAGCCCCGACTTACGATCTTATCTTCTCTACCTACTATCCCGATCTCATTAACACACTTGACAGCTATTGTATCAAATACCATGAGGATAAGCAGCATCACACTATCATAATCGACACACCGGAACTACATGGCACGATTAAGCTAATATCCCTTGAGAAGTATAAGAACCTTATCGGATTCACAGCCACAGACGGCATATTAGATGAGTTTGACGTTATAGCTGTAAACAGGCAGAGGGAAATCTGGACAAGGGCATTGGCACGGCTTAGAGGGTGTGATAACGGCACTCTGTCAATCACCAGCACCCCCGAAGGGCATAAGCTCTGTTACGAACTGCACAAAGCAGGAACTATAAAGCAGATCACGGCAAGCACCACCGATAATAAGTCCCTGCCAGCTTCATTCATTGACGATATGATGCTTTGCTATGATGAAGCACACGTGGCAATGTATCTGAATGGTCAATATATGAATCTTGCGGGCTTGCGTGCTATGTATAATTACCGAGAGCATGATATTATCCCACCGGTTGACACAGACAGCATACCTATCAACCTCACTGTAGGAATGGACTTTAACGTTGACCCTTTCTGCCTAACAGTGAGCTATATGAAGCCTGCTAAATACGAGAATGGCATAATGATTGAAAGGGAACGCAAGATCACTTTTGACGAGTTTTACATACACAATGCTGGTGGCTGTGATGGTTATGGCTCATTTACAGATAAAGCTATGATGCTGTTATTACAACGCTATCCGAATCAATGGTATAAGTCCAATATAGACAATACAGTTGAGAAAGTTTACAACATAGACATAAGACCAGACATGACAGGCAAGCACCGCTCCACGTCAAGCAACATCACCGACTTAACCATACTAAAGAAATACGGCTGCACTATTAGCGGAACAGTCAACCCGCCTGTCTCAAGCCGTCTTAAGATTGCCAATATAGCACTGCAAAAGAAACTCTGGTCGGTAACAAGTAACTGTGTCAATCTGATAAAGGACATGGAAATGTGCGTTACAGATGAGCATGGTGATCTGCTAAAGGATAACACAGTAAGCAAGGATCGGACACACATGCTTGATGCTGTTACTTATGATGTATTTCAGGAATACCGAGAAGAATTGTTTAAGAAGCCACAGGGGAACAGAATATGATTGACTTAATCGCTAACAGCCAGATAAAAGCCAAAGTGCAAGATGAGCGGGATAGAATGAAACAAGCTGCCATTGCCATAGACTTTTACAACGGCAAGCAGAAAGCGCACATGGAATCTGTGATTGCTGCGATCTATCCCAAGACTTGGGAAGATGTAAAGAACTACATATCCTGCTCTGGGCTTACTAAGGCTATCATAGATCAGATCAGTGTGCTGTTTGTTTCCCCACCCGAGATTGACATAGACTTTCACCTTCCAAGCGAAGCGGGACAGCCAAAGCCCAAGCTAACCGCTTCGCAGGAAGCTATCCGCGAAAGGCTTAAGGCTATGCTGGTGGCAAGTGACTTCTGGAAAAAGCTCATTGCAATAGACAGAATGGCAAATCTTACCGGCAAGGTTGGTATCTGCCAGCATTGGCACGAAGCAGATAAGCGGGTTGTGGTGGACATTATCACACCGGATAAATGCTTTGTGATTCAGGATGCAGAAGACCCCACCAGAGCAAGCGTAGTGTATTACGTGATAGGCAGAGACACAGACCCACGTCTTGCATCACCTGTGAACATCTATGCCAAGTGGACACGTGAGACGTATTCAGAAGTCAAGCTAAACGAGAATCTGCAAGAGATAGAAACCGTAAAAGGCTCGGAAATACCCAATATCTATGGCAAAATTCCCATTGAATGGATAAGCCCGCTTATTGAGGTTGACAGCTTTTGGGTGGATCACGGATACCCCATTGTTGACGGCAATATCAACGTCAATCTGAGAGAGAGCAACCTTGACATGGGCTTAGACTATCAGATGTTTTCTACTATGGTCACGAAGGGGCTTAACAAGCCTGAGACTACCATACTCGGAGTAACCAGACGGCTTGACTTGCCTGCTTCCGATATGGGGAATGCAATCAATTCTGATGCTTATTACATCACCCCTGATGCCAAGCTGACAGAAGTTAATGATATTATCCAGACCAAGAAGACAGGCTACGGCAAAGAGAACGGATTATCTGCGAATGCTTTCAACCAGGATATGGCAAACATCACAAGCGGATACCAGCTCATGCTTACCGAGAGACAGCTTGGGATTGACAACGAGCTACGCAAAGAGATATATCGGAACAGCATCATTGCAGCGGTTAAAAACATGATCACTTGTTACAACGCCAAGTCGCAAGAGATAATCCCACCCGATAGCGATATTACGCTTTATTACGTTGACAAGCGGTTTGTGTCCAACCCTATTGAGGAAGTGACGCTATTAGTGACCAAGCTAAACGCTGGTCTTATATCCCTGCCTGACGCATTACGTGAGCTTGACCCCTCACTATCACAAGAGGATGCAATGGCAGAAGCCAAGCGCATACAAGCCGAGAAGCAACAGCTATCTGGTGGCATAAGACCGATAACTGAGCAGGATTTGTTGGGAACATAATGCCAACCTTATCAGAGCAACAGGCAATCCAATTTGAACGCAACCTGCGGGCTGTGATTAACAGCTTTCAGGCTGGCATAATAGCAACCGCTAAATCTGGTGAAATGTTCTCAAAGAACGCAGCTGATCGGATTAAGTATGCCCCACAGCTTTACGAAGGTATTATATCCGCTTTGAATAGCTCAGGATATAACGGCATTGTGCAGGATTTAATAGCAAGGGATGCTGAGCTAATCAAGGAAATCAGATCACTTCGCACTGCTAAAGGCTTACCCACAGCCTTTACTAACACGTCAAAAGAGACGTTAGCAGCATTCCAACGGCTGGAGCTATCCCAATTCCAGTCCATAGGTGAGGGCTTTGCCAATTCGCTACATCAGCAGCTTATGAGCCTTGCAATCGGTGGGATTGGTGAGAGAGAGTTCATTGCCAACATATCAGCTAAACTTGACAGCGGATTCAAACGATATGCCACAACCTACGCAGAGACAAGCCGAGCCAAGTTTATCCAGCAAGTGGAAGATGAAGCAGCCAAGAGCTATGATGGTGAGCTTTATTGGGAGTATGTAGGGGCTATTGATGACCGCAACCGGGACGCTTGTATTGAGGGCTTAGAGTATAATAACGGGACTGGCATGTTCACCGATGCAGAGCGTGATGAATTTGAAGCAAGAACAGCAGATGAAAGGCTGTGGAATTGCAGACATACTTTCGTGCAGATAACTAAAGAAACCTATGAAGATAACAAAGGAGGCAGATAATGCCACTAAGATCAGATGACAAATTTATCGTGGTCAAGACCACAGGCGGGGGGAAACAGGAAGAAAGACCGCTTTCCGAGCTTGACACATACATTAGCACTGGTGAGCAATCAGAACTAACCGCATTACAGGAACAGGTAGGGAATTACGATCCTGCTGTAACCTCGTCAACCATTACTGATGATTTAGAAGCTATACAAGCCAAGCTGACGGATGCTGCTGCTGTTGTGGCTGTCGCTGCAAGCAAAGTTCTCACTGTTGCTGCCACACCCGCAGAAGGTGAGACTGTTAGCATTGGTGGTGTCACTTACAAAGCAAGGTTAGAGGCACTCGGAATAGCCGTTGCTGCCACAGGCATATTGACAAGCAATAACACGGAAATCTCTGATGGTGATACGGTAACCATAGGCACTACTGTATATCAGTTTAAGGACACAATGGCTGCTGCTTATGACGTTAAACGAGACGGCACTACTGCTGACACCACCCTTGCCAATTTGGTAAAGGCTGTCAACGCAACAGGCACGGCTGGTGTCGAATACTTCGCAGGCACGCTTATCCACCCTACCGTCTCGGCTGGAGCGGTTACAGATCATGCTATCACCTTCACAGCTAAAACAGCAGGGGCTGCTGGAAATGCCATTGCTAAAGCCGTATCTGCTGGAGCTGCTGAGCTTGATTGGGACGGCACTGGTGGATTTCTAACAGGTGGAAAAGATGCGCAGGCTGCTAATGATGTCTATGTTGACACCAATGCGCAGGGCTTTATAGACAACCTTGTCTTAGCTATAACCGACACAACTAATCGGGCTGCCAATATCGCTGCTGGCAAATACGGAACAGGCACGGTAATCAACCCGCTTGCAACCGCAGTGAAGGCATCAGCATCTACCATGACCGCCACTGCTATTACGGCAGGTGTATCTGGAAACCTTATCGCTGTTGCTGAAACACTTAGCAACGCTTCATCTGTATGGGATAACGTTGGCGATTCAAGGCTGTTCTTGCGTGGCGGTATTGACGGCACTGTAGCTGTAAAAGGCACTATTCGATATGAAACAACCAAGCTGTGGATTGCCACTGATGACTGCACTATCGCAGTATCAAATTGGCATTACGCATCACTAACTTAAAAGAGGATAACATGAACATCAAAGAGAGTTTGGATAAGCTCAAAACACTATTAGGGGCGGATGCCTCAGACGCTCTGTCAATCATTAGCGATATTGAAAGACAGAATCAAGACCGTGATCGGGCAATGAAATCAGCAAACAAGGAATCTGAAGAGCGCAGGATTGCACTTGAGGAAAAGGATGCTGTTATTAAGTCGAAAGATGATGAGATTGCCAAGATACTATCACCAGAAGCAAAGGCAGAGATTGCCGAACTTCGCAAGATCAAAGAAGCACATGAGGCGTTACTGTCTGCAAAGGCTGCTGAGACATTGGCAAGCTGGACAGAGAAAGCCAAGCTGTTAAGCATTGAC